ATTACAAGAAGTATCTAAAGCAGGTACAGGTTTCTTATTAATGAAGAAACATGTATTTGAGAAACTTAAAACTCACCCAGCAGTTAAGCAATATAAGAACGACATTGGACTAGATCCAAAGTATGATCAACACTTGAAAACATATTTTGACACTGCGGTTCGTCAAAATCGTTATTATTCAGAAGATTGGACATTCTGTGAAAACTGGCGTGATATCGGTGGACGTATTTGGATGGATAAACGTGTTCTATTACGTCACTCAGGTAGTTATGTTTTCTGTATGGAAAATCAAGAACACTTACTTAAGACAGTAGGCCCAATGTTCTTGCAACAACAACAAAGCCTAGGTATGAAATTAGTTGACAAAGACGGCAACGAAATTAAAAATATCACATCACAATAAAAAAGCCCCGAAAGGGGCTTTTTTAATATAAAACTAAATACATATATGAGTTGGTTTAGACATAAACCCCCAAAATATCCCCCTAAACCACAGAAGCCTGACCCCAAAAATGAACCTAAAAGAACTTAATAGTTTTAAACTAAGTGACGCAGTAACATTCCACGATAAACTTAATCCTAAGTTATGGAATGGCACCAAATTGCGTCCAGAAGTTAGAGAACAACTACTTAAGATAGCAGAAGATTTTTTATCAGAATTAGGGGTAAACGATTTAGATGTTAAAGATATAACAATATCAGGCAGTAACGCAGCGTTTAGCTATACAAAGCATAGTGATTTAGATTTACATATATTAGTAGACATGGGTAACTTACCTGTAGATGAAGTGTATAGAGAGTTATTTACTGCAAAGAAAACAATATACAACGACACCCATGATATAACGATTCATAAAATTCCAGTAGAGTTATATGTACAGGATTCTAGACAGCCTGTAGTAAGTTTAGGTGAATATAGTGTAATGAATGACCAGTGGATAAGAATACCCACTAAGCGTAGAAGTGATTTTGACCAAACCGCCACCAAAAGCAAGTATGAAAAATTATTAAGTTTAATAGAGATAGCACTACAGTCAAGAAAGTATAGCAAAGTAAAACATATAATAGACACAATCAAAAGATATAGACAAGCAGGTTTAGATAAAGGTGGTGAGTTTGGTCCTGAGAATTTAGCATATAAGATGTTGCGTAGTCAAGGATACATTACAAAACTATATGAGTTAAGAGACAAGTTACATAGTGAGAAGTTATCGTTTGAGACTATGTATCAGAATATAGATGAAGATGAAACATCAACCAATTCAGAATTAGATGAAATTTTGTATAAGTTATGTAATATTGTTAAAAAAGAAATAAAAGAAAAGACAGGGGAACATGCCGTTGCTGCTTGTATTATTGATCCTAATAACAGGATAGTAGCAAAAACAAGTAAAGACAAACACGGTAGATGGATTCATGCTGAACATAATGCTATTGATACATATGAAAAAAAGTATGGTGAAGTGCCAGAAGGTAGTATTATAGTAACTACATTAAGCCCCTGCAATGAATATGATGATAGAACCTCTGATGAAAGATTTGGTGAAAGTTGTACAGATTACATAAACAGCAAAGGCATTAAAAAAGTCTATTGTGGATATATGGATCCTACACAAGATAATGATACTAGAGAATTTGATATCATAGAAACTAGTGACAATGACCTACGACATGAGTGTAAGAAGTTTGCAGATACTTTCTTAAAGAAAAACATTGATGAAGCATTTGACACTCCACTTCCAATAACATGGGAGAAAGGTATGCATGGTGATGTTGATGCACTTGCCAAATTACCTGATGGATCAAATTTAAGCATTATGTTTAATAAACAAGATAATATTAAACCCGATGACAAGACATGGATGGTTGAATTTTATAGAAACAACAGTCAAGAAGTAACAGGTGAGGGTGACGCACAAAAAGTATTTTCTACTGTGTTACTTGCTATTCAACAATTCATTAAAAAATACAAACCACTAAAAATCTATTTCTCAGCAAGTAAACAAATAGATCCAAGTATAAATTATGGCCCGGATGATGTTGTACCTAATCCAGAAAGCCGTGCTAAGTTATATGATAGAATGGTACTGCGTTATGCTAAATCTTGGGGATATAAGTTTTTCCGTGCTGATAACGGTGACCTAGTTATGTACCAATTGTCAAGAATACCAAAGCAGAAGGCTGTAGGTGAAGATTACACCATGCAATTTGCAGCAGAAAAAACTCCACTAGTAAGTCCTTATGCTGGCGTTAAAGATAACCAATTTCGTGGTGGGATAAGTGAAGCAGTTTCTCCTAAATATGTAACTAGAGTTGATATGACACCCATTACAGATTTTGAATCTGGTATGAAAACATATTATGGAACAGATGATTGGCATGAAAGCGGGTTAGAAAAGAAAGATAACTTCACACAAGAAATGACGGGTTTATATGCAGGTGAACCACATCGTACAGCATTATATGCTAGTGGCAATGCAAGTAAAACTAGATTCTTAGAATTGAATGATCCTAAAACAGGTCAACCTGTCGTATATTTTGATAAGAAAGATATCCCTAGAATTCGCAACACAAAGACATATGTTAGTGTGTTTGATGCTAGTAGATTTAAAAAGTTACCAACAGGGGAATACTTTAGTGAGAACCCTGGTAAACCATTGAAACAAGAAGAAATAACCGATCCTTTCAAGTATATGACGAACAATGGTTGGGTAGTAAGAGTAACTGATGATATTCAAAAAGAATTCAAAAAGGCACAACAACTACATAAAGCAGGCAAGATAGACCATTATGGTGGTGAAAACTTGACGGAAGCAAGTGGATATATTCCAAGCGAAAAAGAAAAGAATGCTCCACCCTTTAAGACAGCACTAACTGTAGATGTACACCCTGACAGTATAAAAAAGAACGCAAAAGCCTTCTATTGGAACACTAGTCGTGCAGGAATCCCCCCAACTGCTAAAGCAAACGGCAAAATCTAATAAGTTTCCATATTGTGGTATTTTGATAAATACTCTATAACTTTGGGAAACCGTCATGAGATTTAAGCAAATAATAGAAAATTCCACAACAGCAGGATCAGTCGCAACCGTAGCACAGACTATGATGACTCAAACCCGCGAAAGTGTAGATGTTAAAGGACTAAAACCCGTTAAGCAAGTAATGCAGGGCACTAAAAAGAAAGGTCCCTACGCTAATAGCATTAATGAAGGGAAAGTTAAAGAACTTGCACAAGATTTAAAAAACTTAACTTCTCATCAATTTCAAGAAAAATATAAACAAAGCAAAGCTGAAATTAGAGCCGACATGAAGAAAGTCAATGAAGATGATCTTTCTGAACAAGATTTAATCGTTATTCCGGGACAGGGTAGACTAAGAGGTACTGGATTTACAAAGCATGACCCTGATCGTGCTGAACATGAAGGTCAAACACTAAAGAATAGTTTACACACTATTATTCGTTTAGCAACTCATTTAGACAAAGAATTAACAGTAAGAGATAACTTCCCAGAATGGGTGTCAGAGAAAGTCGGTTCAATCAAGGGTGACATGCTTTCTGTAATGAACTATATAATCAGCAGCCAAGAAATGCGACATGATAGTGATGCTATGGAAAGTTCTCGCCAATGGTCTAACAAAGACATGGAAAAGCTACGAGTCGCTACCAGAGACTTTGATGATATAATGGCCAGTGATGGACCCGAAGCATTCAAACAAGAGTTAATTAAGAAGCGAATTCAAACTAAACCAATGGCGGGACCAAAAGGTGTATTACCTGAAGGATCAGAAAGAGTTGATTCAATTGTTACTGACGCATTAAAAGGAATGAAGGGCCCAGATGTAAGTGATGCTGTATTAGCGTTAAAGAGAGTATTAGGCGATAGAGCATATAATGAACGCCGTGGCTTTTATAGTTTCTATGTTGACCAAATACACAAGATGTATAATCAACAAGGTGTGGCGGAGGGCTATCAACTATCTGAATTTGGAGGTGATGCCACTCAATTCAGTACTCCTACACAGAGTACTCCTACAACTGAACATCCACCGCGCAAAGGTTATTCAATCATGTTGACCGGCAAACCCGGCAAGGATTGGATGGCTAGTTATGCTTGGCAAGCATTAGAAAAGGTATTGCCAAGAGATTACCCAGGCGATTCGATAGCTGCCGCAGCGCATGGATCAACTTTGCCCGTTACTCGTGCTATATTAAAGGTACAGGAAGCTAGCAAAAAAGGTTCTGCTGTAGTTAAAACAGGTATTGCCAGTGAAGATGTTGCAGAAACTTTAGTAGCAAGATTAGCAGCCAATAGAATTCCTGCACAGTTCTGGCGTATTACTAGTGAAGATTTAGACGAAGGTATTCAAAATAGCGCACCTTCGTCAAATATTGGAAACAATGAATATAAACAGTGGATGGGAAAAATAAAAAAATATTATCCAACTGCTAAAGTCCAACAAAGAAAAAGTCCACCGTTGTTAGTAATAGCATACGATAAGGGAAAAGAAGTAGGTGTTTTTGATATAGAACATAGAATCATAAAATTTGTACCTCCTAATAAAGATTACTGGAATAGTAATGACTGGAAACCAGGAAGTATGACAGGCGTAACAGAAGGAGTTGATGCTGCATGGGCTGCTGCTAAGATGAAGCATAATCCAGATGATGCTGGCGCAATTGCTGCGGGAAGAAAAAATAAAAGCCCTATTGCTATAATGTTAGCACAACCATCAATTGCTAATAATCAAGAAATGGTAGACATTATGGCTACTACACTAGGATTACCAGCTGGCTCATCAATACAAAAAATTCTTGCTGCTGATGATGCCATGAATGCTAAAGCCGGCAATAAGTATTCAATAGGATCAGAAACAAATATGGTTGAGGGCAAAATTGATTTTGCTAAAAAATTACAAAAGAATGTAGATAAGAACAACAAAGCGGTAGTACAAACTAAAAAAGATATCGGTAGCAGAATTGCTGACATTGGCGCTGGTGGCAAAGAGTACAATGTAAAGACTGATGCTGCATGGGATGCTGCTAAGAAAAAAGTAGCAGAAGGTGCTAAAGTAGATCGTTTTGTCGGACATGTTGAGAAGTCTGAAGAAAAAGCAGGCAAGTCAAAGAAAGATGCTGAGAGTATTGCATGGGCGACCGCTAATAAGCGTGGTATGTTAGATAATAAGAACAAGAAGAAATAATATGAAAACTACAGATTTTTTAACAGAACTATCTAACGACAAGTTAGGACTATATAAAACCGCTGCTGGCAAAGATGCTAGTGCTGCTGATAAAGCTGGCAATTTTAAACGCGGTAATAAGCGTATGAGTGGCATTACTAATGCAACCAAAAAAGAATTTGCCAATGATGCAGCAAAGGCAGCAGCAGATGCAGCAGCAAAGGCAAAAAAAGTTGATGAGGGTGTTAATATCTCCCCGGATCAGATTCAACAAATGTTTCAAGGGGCACAAAATATTGGAACAGCAGGTGGCACCAATAGATCAATGATTGGTAAGGCTAAAGATATGTTTAGTAAGCCTAACCCAGTTGCGGCTCCTGGATTAAAACAATCAACAAGTGTAGACCCATCAGTATCAGCAGCGCAAAAACCAACTACCCGTGTTGGAAAGGCTGCACAATCAACTAGACAACAAAAACAAGCACAAGCAGCACAAGCAGCACAAGCAGGGATGACACCAGCGCCGGCTGCGCCAGTAGCAACACCTGCGCCAGTAACACCACCCGCAGAACCAGCGTCTTATAAAGATACATTTCCCAAAGCAGCAGCCGCCGCAGAGAGAGATAAAGCAGCAGCATCAATCAAACCCGCAGTTTGGAAATCAAATAGAAAGCCGTATGACCCAGCAAAAACTAGCCCAACTGAACTTTCAGAAAGTCAAATTTATAGATTGATTGGAGCAATAGTTAATAAGCATAAAAAACAAGTTGACGAAGGTGTAATGGATTGGGCTAAAACAAAAGGTCAAAACATAACTAATAAAATAACTGCTGACAAGTTGTTACAAGCATGGAATAAAGCAGGTAAACCAACTGATAGTGATCAGGTTGCAGCACTTATGGTAAAAGCAGGTGTTCCGCAAGAAACATTGAATAATTTATATACTAACTTTAAACTTCCGGCACCACAAGCAGTGCCAGCACAACCAGCACAACCTAAGCAAGGTATGTTGGGTCGCATGGCAGGTGGTGTGGGTAGTGCAATAGGTGGTGTTAAGGGTACAATAGCTGGAGTTAAAGATGCATACGGTGGCAATAAAATGACAGGGTTTGATGCATCAAGAGCCAAACAAGGTATGCAACATGTGGGTCATACTGGGGAAGTAAATCCTTATACTAGAGCAACAGATCCAAACAACACAGCAGCAGCGCCGGTAGCAAGTAATACAACAACAAATCAAGGTGGACCAGGCACTGGAAATACAATTTGGCATGGTCCCACTACACAAACAGCAGCAACAAGCGTACAAGCGGCTGCACCTACAGCAACTAATACTACAACTAGTCAGCCAGCAGCCGCTACAAGTAATGCTGGTGCACAGGCAACACCTAATCCCGGCAAAGTTACTGTCCCGATTGGTAAAAAAGCAGTAGACCAGGCAATTGCTACAGTTAAATTAGTTAAACCCGGTAATATGCCGAAAGTTGTCAACTATGGTAAAACTCAATTTGATAAATTAGCACAAACAACAGCTAAACAACCTGCAACTACTACGCCTGATAATACTATAGCAATGCCAAAGCAAGGTGAAAAAATTAAATGGGGCGGACAAGAATTTAGACCCGGTGATCCTATGTATGATCAAATGAAGGCCGCTAGTGGGACAAATGAATCATTAGGACTAAACTATCCTGAAACATATGAACAAACTAATGATAAATTCAAAAGTAAAGGTCAACGCAGAGTTGCTGCACTAACCAATGAGCAAAATTATGATAGCGGTGATTATTCTAATGCTAGAACGGGTAGAGAGTACGGTAAAAGTAATTATCATGTTGACACCGGTGCTTCACACTTTGAAAAAGAAAGAGTTAAAAATGAGCCGGGCGGAGAATTAGGTAGACCAAAAAGTTTAGCAGGTGCTTCTAAATCATTACCTGCTGATCCATTCAGTCGTACTACAGGACAAATACCAAAAGGTAAAACAGGACAGGTTCATAAAGTAGATATGGATGAAGAGAAACAACGATTAGATCCTAAATGCTGGACTGGTTATAAGAAGCAAGGCACTAAGATGAAGGGCGGCACAAGAGTAAATAACTGTGTACCAGTAAAAGAATCAGCAATACTAAAAGGATTAAATCAAATTGACGAAGGTTGGAAAAGTGCATTGGGCAGTGCTGCATTAGCAGGTGCTATGGCAATGGGCGGTGGACATGCTCAAGCAGCAGATTTAAGTCAATTTGGAACTCCTTATTTACAACAAGTTGCTTCAGGTCAACACCCAAGACCAATGGTCAATATTGATGATGCTAAAGCAGAACTACAAGCTAGAGCAAATGGTAAACAACAAACAACTGCTCCTGCTAAAATAGATTCACCAAGTGGTCCTAATGGCTTTAGCAAAGAGTATCTACAAAGGGCTGCTGATCCTCAACGAGTTGGTAGATATTTAATTAGTGTAGAAAAAGCACAAGAGTTATTACAAGGGCAACAATAATGTTAACAGAAGATTTAAAAGTGTTATTGGCAAGTGTTAACTCATTGTCTATCAAAGCACAAAACTTTCATTGGAATGTAGAGGGTGACAACTTCCCTCAATATCATTCATTTTTTGATGGTTTCTATACAGAGGTGTACAGTTCAGTGGATAAGATTGCTGAATACATTCGTACTTTAGATAGTTATACTCCAGGTAGCTTAACACGTTATGCTGAACTAACTATCATTCAAGACCAACTTAAGATTCCACGTGCTGAATTAATGTTTGCTGAATTGTATGAAGATAATAGCAAGATGATTGAATTACTTAATCATTGCTTTAGTTCTGCTACACAAGAAAACAAACAAGGTATTGCTAACTTTATCGCTGAAAGGTTAGATGCTCACGAAAAACATCAATGGATGATTCGTAGTGTTCTAAAGAAAGCACGTGCATAATGAGAGCGATAGAGTTTTTATCTGAGTCCTATCGCTCGGTTATAAATGAAGAACTCAGGGTCGATGTGCCTAACGAAGAATGGTTACAAGACGCAATTGACTATGCTAAAAGTAAAAGCCCCGATCGTAATGGTCTACCCTACATGGGCAAAACTACTGCCACTGTTAGGAATGTTGATGTTCCACTAAGTATATTAAGACAAATACCAGGCATGCGTCAAGAGCAATCAAAGGTAAGACACCACGATCTTGCCGCTATTAGAAAAATAATGAGTACCACCGGTAAACTACCACTACACGGACATACTGGACAAGAATATAAACCGTTTATCAATGTAGCATACGATGGTAGTGCTTGGGTCAATGAAGGTAATCATAGGATCATGGCTGCGGCCGAACTTGGTTGGGAGTCATTGCCAGTGGAGATTTCATACTTTGACGGCGGTGAAAGAATCAAGTCAGGTCCAATGTATCCGAGTAAGATTGGGCTTGCAGAAGCAATGGATCAGGGAACTAGATGGACCGGTGATGAACCATATAGACAATTAGTTGAATTAGATTTAGAAGAAGGTTGGAAAGATTTAGCAGTAGGTGCAGCTATGGGATTAGGCGCATTAGGTGCAGGTAATAGTGATGCCAAACCAATTGAACCAATCAAAAAGCCTGCTATAACTCAACAAGCACAACAACCAGTTAAAGCAGCATCAGCTACATTAGACCCTAAAGCAGAAGTAGCATTATTCAATGCTGGTAAAGCAGCAGGTATGCGTGGATCTGAATTAGCACAATTCTTAGCACAAGCTAAACATGAATCATGGAACTTCAGTAGATTACAAGAAAAACCACAACCTAAAGTAAAAGACTATTTTGCTAAAAAATATGATATAAAATTTGCTCCAAAGACAGCAAAGATATTAGGTAATAAACATGCCGGTGACGGTGCAAACTACTATGGTCGTGGTTATATTCAATTAACCGGGCGTGATAACTATCGTATGGCAGGACAAGCATTAGGACTTGATTTAGTAAATCATCCCGAATTAGCTGCTGACCCAGCAAACGCAGCAAAGATAGCGGTATGGTTTTTTCAACATAAAACAAAAAATATTACAAACTTTGAAGATACAAAATCAGTAACACATAAAATTAATCCGGCATTAAGAGGATTAGAAGATAGACACGCAAACTTTATAGATTACAAGAAACGGATTAAACCAGCATGAAAAAATTATTAGCATTAACATTATTAGCAGCATCATTTACTGCTTCAGCTTGGACACAACGAGCACCTAACCCAGTACAACAATGTCAAGCACATGCCCCTTACGGATTCCCACAAACACAAAATGTACAACCTATATGCCGTCAAGCATATCTTGTTGGGTATGATGCACAAGCTAAACTACCAAAGTTTGTAACATACGAATTAATGCCACAAAACGCATTAGGTTGTGTAGCCAGAACAAATGCTTTTGCTATTGATCAATCAGTACCAAATGGTGCTCGACCAGATGATTATGCTGGTACAGGGTTTGATAAAGGTCATATGAGTCCCGATGGTGATCTATCATGGGATGTTCAAGTAGAGTTTGAAAGTTTCTTAATGACTAATATGAGTCCACAAGCTGGTTCACTAAATCGTGGCATATGGAAACTATTAGAAACAAGTGTACGTGGATGGGCAGTTCAGCGCAATCAAAGTTACACGGTTTATGTTGGCGGAGTATATAATGCACAAGATAAGAAAATCGGCAACGGTGTCGTTGTTCCTCATGGTTTTTACAAAATTGTTATCAATAATCAAACAAATGAGGTAGCAGGATGGGCATTCCCTCATGTCGCTCCTTATCCTAACTTGGGCAATGACTTAACTAAGTTTAGATTACCAATAGCACAGATTCAACAAACAGCAGGTGTTCAATATGCATTCCCTAAGAATGCCAGAGAACTAAACCCCGGACAAGAATGGATAGTTGATTTTGGTAAACTCACGCAAGCTAAACGTGCTAAATGCGGCGCAGGTGCAAGTGACGATTAATATTAACACCAATATATCATACTAAATATCAGTATGAACATCACAAAATTAGGCAAACTCGTGGGTGATTGGAGTAATATCAATGATACTTTGCTCCAACAAATAAGCAATCTATTCAAACTTAGAGATTGTAATATTAATTTGGATATACAAAAGCCAAATAAAGTAACCCCTTTCATTAAAGACAATTTAGAACATTATAATTTGGATAATCCCTTTACTATTAAAAGAATCTGTATTCATTTGACAGATTGGGAACCAGGTCATTTCTATTGCTTTGACAAAGACATTCATACTGGATGGAGTGCAGGAGATGTATATAGTGTTGATTGGCGCAAAACTTCTTATGCTAGCGCAAATGCAGGAGCTTCTGATAGAATCATACTACAACTAACTGGAATAGTATCAGAAGAATCCAATGAATTCTTATCACGATTAAAAAGATTTGATACATACACCATGGAACTTAAAGAAAGTTCTTGGTAAGAACACACCTACCTTAGGACCGTGTGACCCGGCTGCTGGGTTTAGAAAACGATTCGCTACCGTGGACTATAAAGTGAGCATATTTGATAAATACATAATGCTTACTGAACACATCATTATTGAATCCGCAGCTATGGAATTAGCAAAACGCTTGCCGTCATTAGCTAAACATGACTACAATACCATTGACAAATTGATGCAGGATATTGCTAGTAAACACCGTATTACCGGTAAAGCATTACATGACTTGTTCGTACATAAATTTAGAAAATCACCTGATGATTGGGTTAAAAGTAAATTAGATGAACAAGATAGTGAACCAGACTTCTTGGAAGATAACCCAATAATGAAGAAGTTCATTCAATTTGCAGCACAAAAACTTAATCTACAAACAGTACCCGAAATTGAATTCAGTTATAATACCGAAGAGGCACAAGAAGGTCATCATACCGGGCGTCATATGGACAGTGATAACAGCGTTTGGGTGTACGTTGCTAATCGTAATATGGTTGATATTATGCGTACCGTTTTCCATGAATTTGTTCATGTCCGACAAGGAGAATTGGGTATGATTAAACCAGGTGATAGCTATCCAGGTAGCCCAATTGAAATGCTAGCAGATATGGGTGCGGGCAAATACATGAAAGTATTTGGCAAAGATCATCCAGAAATCTTTCAATAAAAAGTATTCTATGCTATAATGCATAGATGCTTAAACTACTCTTTCCATTGCCAAAAGATATTGTTGTCGCACTTAGCGGCGGTGTTGACTCTGTTGCTATCACAGATTTCCTTTCTCAAAAACATAATGTAACTTGTGCTTTCTTCCATCATGGAACAGAGAATAGTGAACGTGCATTAGAATTCGTTGCACACTTTTGCACCGAACGCAATCTTCCACTTATGATTGGATTGATTAAGAATACTAAACCCAAAGAACTCAGCACAGAAGAACATTGGCGTAACGAACGCTATGACTTCCTAGATAGTTTTGGTGATGGATTAGGTCCAGTCATTACTGGTCATCATTTAGATGACTGCGTAGAAACATATGTCTGGTCATCACTTCACGGACAACCAAAAGTTATCCCATCAAAAAGAAACAATGTTGTACGTCCGTTTCTAACAACAAATAAAAGTGAATTCACTAATTGGTGCAAACGTAAATCTATTGATTGGTGTCACGACAATAGTAACGATGACACAAAATATATGCGTAACTATGTAAGAACACATCTAATGCCACATGCATTACATATTAACCCAGGACTGCACACTGTGGTTAAAAAGATTGTAGAAAAACAGTAAAATGTTTGACTTTTCTACACAACACATGTATAATAATTACTTTAACAAGGAGAAACTATGAGTAGTAAAATGTTTACCGGAGAGCAAAAGATTAAGTTGACTCAACTTATCAATGAGGGCATGGTAGTCCTACATGAAATCGATACCCTACGTGAGGGATTAAGTGATACTGTTAAGGCTATCGCAGAAGAACTGGAAGTAAAGCCAGGCATTCTTAAGAAGGCAATATCTGTTGCACACAAAGCAAGTCTTGGTCAAACAAATGCTGACCACGAGGAATTAAATACTATCCTTGAGACAGTGGGTAAAACAATTTGAGTTACGTGGATGCGGTTCATTCTAGGGATGACGATAGAATTTTTGTAGTTGAACGAGACCAGAACGGAAAGCGTCAATACAAAGAATATCCCACAAACTATGTACTCTACTATCCCGATCATAAGGGAAAGTATCGCAGTATATACGGTGACCCTGTAAATCGTTTCAGTACACGCAAACGACAAGAGTTTGAAAAAGAACGCAGAATTCATTCAGGTAAGAAATTATTTGAAAGCGATGTGCCAGTAGTGTTTCGCTGCCTTAGTGAAAACTATCTTAAGGCAGACGTTCCTAAACTACATACATGCTTCTTTGACATTGAGGTAGACTTTGATCCTGAGAAGGGTTTCAGTCCTACAACTGATCCATTCAATCCAGTTACTGCTATCTCATTGTATTTAGATTGGCAAGATACATTGGTTACATTGGTCATTGCTCCCAAGCATATGTCACCAGAGACAGCACAAGAAATTTGTAATGAATTTGAAAATTGTATGCTTTTCACTAATGAGAAGGATATGTTTGATGTTTTCTTTCAACTCATTGAAGATGCTGATGTGATGACTGGCTGGAACTCAGAGGGATACGACATACCTTACATGGTTAATCGTGTCACAAGAGTAATGAGTAAGGATGACACCCGCAAGTTTTGCTTGATGGGTCAACTTCCTAAAGCTAGGGAATACGAAAGATTTGGCAAAAGTGAAACTACATACGATTTAGTAGGTCGTATTCACATGGACTACTTACAACTTTACAAGAAATACAACTATGAATCACGCCATTCATATAAGTTAGATGCTATTGGTGAGATGGAAGTAGGCGAAAACAAAACTCAATATGAAGGTACTCTTGACCAGTTGTATAACAAAGACTTTAAAAAGTTTATTGAATACAATCGTCAAGATACAATGTTGGTTTATAAGATACACAACAAACTTAAGTTTTTAGAACTAGCTAATCAATTGGCGCACGAGAACACAGTACTGATTCCAACAGTCATGGGTTCTGTTGCAATGATTGAGATGGCGATTTTTAATGAAGCCCACGAACGTGGATTAGTAGTGCCAGACAAAAAACGAAAGAATGAAAATGCAGAAGAAACAACGCCAGCAGCAGGTGCCTTCGTTGCTACGCCGAAAAGAGGTATGCACGAATATGTCGGAGCAGTTGACATCAACTCGCTCTATCCCTCGGTTATTCGTAGCCTTAACATGGCAGGAGAAACCATCGTCGGTCAGGTCCGGCAGACACTAACTGATAAGTATATGCTTGACAAAGGTAAGCAACTTGCTAGCCTTAAAAAGCGTTTCAAAGAAGGTGACGATGATGTTACTGGTGCTATTCTATGGGAGAACTTGTTTGGCGTATTAGAATATACTGCTATTATGAATCAAGACCGTGGTGTAATGCTTACTATAGATTACGAAGATGGTCGTAGTGAAGAATATAGTGCTGCTGAAATATGGAAGATGATATTTGATAGCAATCGACCATGGATGCTTTCTGCTAATGGTACAATCTTTACTTACGAGAAAGAGGGTGTAGTTCCAGGACTATTGTCTCGCTGGTACTCAGATCGTAAAGTAATGCAGAAGAAACTTAAAGAAGCTACTACTGACGAAGATAGAGATTATTGGGATAAGCGACAACTTGTTCGTAAGATTTTGTTGAACTCAGCATATGGCGCACTATTGAATGAACATTGCAGATTTTATGACAAGCGCATCGGTCAAAGTGTTACATTAAGTGGTCGTCAGATTGTTAAACATATGATGAGTAGTATCAATGAAACAATCGCGGGTAAATATGAACACGACGGGCTAGCTATTGTATATGGAGATACTGACAGTTGTTATTTTACTGCGTATCCTATTCTCTCTATGGATATAGCAAAAGGTGATTTAGAGTGGAATAAAGAAAATTGTATCTCATTGTACGATAGTATTGCTGACCAAGCTAATGAATCATTTCCTGCATTCATGGAACGTGCTTTTCATGCGCCACGTAAGAACGGTGCAATCATTAAAGCTGGTCGTGAATTGATTGGTGATCGTGCTATCTTTATCACAAAGAAACGCTATGCTATCAATATCTTTGATAAAGAGGGTAAGCGTAAGGATAAGGAAGGTAAACACGGTGATATCAAAGCAATGGGTCTTGACTTAAAACGTGCTGATACTCCTAAATACATTCAAGAATTCTTAATGAATATATTACAAATGGTACTTCAACAAGGTAAAGGGCGTGATGAAGTCATTGAATCAATCAAAGACTTTAAGCGTATTTTATCAGCACAAGATAGTTGGACAAAGGGCTCACCTAAATCGGTTAATAAACTAACCATGTATGGTGAGAAGGAAGCTAAAAGTGCAAAGGGCCGCGAAAATATGCCAGGGCATGTTCGTGCTGCTCTTAACTATAATTATTTACGTCGGGTGAATAG